GGGATGATTATCTAGACTATGTTGTCGAAGAATGGGTCAAGGACAATGCAATCGCCGTAGAACAAGGCATCAAGACTCAAATCGCTGAAAATTTCATTACTGGTCTCAAGAACCTCTTCGAGAACCACTACATTGATGTTCCAGCCGAGAAGTACAACGTTCTAGATGATCTATACGCACAAAATAGACAACTTCAAGAAAACCTCAATCAAGCCGTCAATGGCATGATTGAACTAAAGAAGCAAGTTGCTCTAACCGAGTGTGCCGGAATCTTTGTTGCTGAAACAAAGGATTTGGCTGATACTCAAGTCAACAAACTACAATCTTTGATGGAAAATGTAAATTTCACAACTCCAGAAGAGTACCGTGAAAAATTGGTCGCCATCAAGGAAAACTACATGAAGCGTCCAGTTTCGGCTCCCGCCCGTGTAGCAGATCCCGTAGATACATTTGCCAAGGCTCCATCAGTACCAACAACTTTGGTTGAAGGTTATGTAAGTGCAATTGGTAGAATCAATAAAAAGGTTTAATTTCAAATTTTACTAAATAATTTTAACTCAATAGGAGAGTAATAAAAAAATGCAATTTCAAGACAATACCCCATATGATGTTTTAACCGAGAAGTGGAATCCCGTCCTAAATCACGACGCTCTTCCATCAATCGCTGACGATTACCGTAAGAAGGTTACTGCCGTTCTTCTAGAGAACCAAGAGCAAGCCCTTCGTTCACAATACCTAAGCGAAGATATGTCTTCAGGCGCAAACTTGGGTGGTCCCTCAACTTCAACTGGCTATAACACTGGTGCCGTTTCTGGTTATGATCCAGTACTAATCAGCCTAGTTCGTCGTTCAATGCCAAATCTAATGGCATACGACATCTGCGGCGTTCAACCAATGACCGCTCCAACAGGTTTGATCTTCGCCATGCGTTCAAATTACCAATACGGTGGCACAGGCACAACCTACGGAAACGCTGGTTACCGCGAAGCCATGTTCCAAGAGCCAGTACCAATGTATGGTGCATCTGGTTGGACCTTGGGCACTAACTCCGGTAGAGGCTTCTCAGCCGATTCTGGCGTTGGTACACAAAGTTCAGTAAACTTTGGTGGTTCGTCCGGTGTTACACTAAGCAACTGGGTTGCTCCATCTTCAACAACTTTGGACCAAATGCGTGGTATCCTAACCAACCTCGGTGAAGGAATTGGTAAGAATGCTCCATATGCAAACTGGAACCAAATGGCCTTCTCAATCGACCGCGTTGCTGTCCAAGCTCGTACACGCGCTCTAAGCAGCAACTACACAGTCGAACTCGCTCAAGACCTCAAGGCCGTCCACGGTCTAGATGCTGAAGCCGAGTTGGCAAATCTACTCAGCACAGAAATTCTTGCCGAAATCAACCGTGAAATCGTCAAGACAATTTACTATGTTGCTCGTAAGGGTTCACAACAAAGCGATCTAATCACCAGCGGTGGTGGTGTATACGATCTAGACAACGACTCAGATGGTCGTTGGTCAGCTGAACGCTTCCGTGGCCTCAGCTTCCAAATTGAGCGTGAGTGCAACGCAATCGCCAAGGAAACCCGTCGTGGTAAGGGCAACTTCATTATCTGCGATAGCGATACCGCAGCCGCCCTCGCTATGTCTGGCTTCATGAGCCTCAGCCCAGCCATCGCTCCTCAAATCAATGCTGATGATACTCAAAGCACATTCGCTGGTGTTCTCCACGGCAAGATCAAGGTCTACATCGATCCATATAGCCCACTAGGTCTAAACTACTTCGTAGCAGGCTATAAGGGTGAATCGCCATACGATGCCGGTATCTTCTACTGCCCATACGTTCCTCTACAAATGGTACGTGCAGTCGATCCAAATACCTTCCAACCAAAGATCGCATTCAAGACTCGTTATGGTCTAGTTGCCAACCCATACGTTCTAAACAACGTAACTGGCCAACCAGACGCAGAATCCTTGACTGCTGGTTTGAATCAGTATTACCGCATCACTGCCATCACAAACCTCCACGGCAACACAATCTGATCCTGATCAGAGTTAGTCGTGTGCAAAACACGAAGACCTCCCCAGAAATGGGGAGGTCTTTCTTTTTGAATCAATGTATTTTATTAAACTAAATTTGTTGGAGCGTCTGGTGTTATTGTATAGTATGAATATCTAAATCTGCAACTTGCTTTCTGTATAGAAGCATCGCTTACATCTGATTGAAAGTTTAACCCAGACAAACTTATAGGAATTATGTGATTAAAATTTACGGTTAATACAGGTGTATTGCATCCAAGTGGTTTATATGGTTCTGAATAAACATATAAATTTGCAGAAATATGCCAACTCTGATAATCTAAATTATGCGAACTGTCGTCTTTAATATTTGTAATATTTCTTATCCATGAATACAAAGATTTCCAGTTTGTAAGATCGGAATCAACCACAAACTCAACACTAAGAGGTTCAAAATTTGCAACAAGCGTTGGAATTGGTATTGTGGTACCAAATGTGGTTGGTTGAGGAACATCCGGGATTCCTATTCCCGGTAAATTTACTCTTTGACACATAAGTTCAAATTGGTTAGTCCCTCTTTGAAATTTTATGTTAAAATAATTGTTGTAAAGAGTATTAATATTTGTTGAGCAAGTTGTCATACAAATATTTATAGATAATCGTTGGGATTGTCAGACCATCCTTCAGCGCTATTGGGATTGGCTTCAGGATTATAAGGCAGTTTCTTGGCCTCAGGATTCATTGTACGGCGTTTCTTGGGCTTGGATGGCTTTGGAGCCTCTTCCTTTGCGGGCTCTATTACTGGCTTTTCTGGCTCTTCTTCTTCGCCTTCATCGTCATCAATTACAATCTCAGCACCCTCAAAATTTTCAATAAGATCATTTACAAAATTTACAAAATCTTCATTATTAAATAATTCATTCAAAAGTTGAAGACCATTTTCAGAAGATTGTTGATCTATTTCTCCTGATGTAATTACAACCTTTGGATCTTGTTGCATTGCAATAATGTAAGTCTCGTACATTTTTTCCAAATCTATATTTGGAGATCCAATATAAATCACAACATCTCTTGGAAGATTTATTTCAAATCCTTTGATGTTTGAAAGATAGTTTGTTAATTTTACATATTCTAGCAATTCACCATTTTCGTCTCTACTATAAAAAGTATCAAGGCGAGCAGGCAATTTGATTGAATACTTTTCAGGGCTCGCTTCTGACACCAGACCAATAACTTCTTCGCCTGATGTGAGCTTAAGGACTCTTATTATACCTGAGAATTCATTCTCAGGAAGTGAATCGGACATGGGAATGTCCTCCCTTCACTATTATTTATCTTTTGAGTCCCGTTGAAATGGCAACGAATAAATCTTGTAATCAAACTTTTCTTTTTTATAAATCTTCAATCGTTCCTCGAAGTGTCTATAGACATGGTTCTTGTAAGATTTATAACAAAGGTCATCGATTATGTCGTAAACCTTCAACGCTTTTTTCTTGGTTGAAACACGTAGCCCGCGACCAATGCTCTGTAGAAGTCTAATAACAGACTTAGTGGGAGAAGCAAAAACAATATTGTCGAGGTTAACAATGTTAATGCCAGCACTCGTAGTCCCGTAACTAGCAACGAGTATTGCATTTTGCTCAGAGTCCACAATCTTACGAATATATTCTCTCGTTTCTGCTTCCGTTTTTCCATCGATGAAATATACAGGTCGATCCTTTGCTTCTGCTTTGAAGAGAGCCGCGAGTGGCTTTCCCTGTAGTTCGACATAGTTGAATAAGACAAGCGTGTTTCCTTTGGTATTGAATACAAGTTTTTTGATGAATTCATTTCGTTCTGGGTTGCTGGCGATCCATTTGATTTCATCGGCATAACGCTGCTTCTTCCATTCGTTTTTCTGTTGCTCTGAGTATTTGAGCAGTATACAGTCTATTCCCAAAGTGGCAAGTAATCCCTTGTTCATTAGGTTTTTTGTTTGAATGAACTGTATTGCAGGACCAAGAATACCTTCAATGCTTAGTCTGTGTGCTTCTGTTTGTTGTAGTGTTCCAGTTGTTCCAATTCGGAACCAAGCCTTGGACAGTTTCTGTCCGATCATATTAATCGATTCTGCTTTTGCTTGGTGACACTCATCGAAAAAGATGGCATCAAATTGGTCAAACCACTGCTTTGGTAACTTGTATATGGATTGCCAAGTGGACACTACTACTTGTTTATTGGTCTCTTTATCCTGCCCAGCACTGATCTTGTGTATCATCTTCCTACAAGACCATGATTTGTCTTGTGTAGAGTAATCAAAGAAGTCAGAGTCCATCTGATTTACAAGACCGACAGTAGGAACTAGAACCAATATTTTTCTATTTGGTGGGATTACGGAGAGGAGAAAACGGATCAAAACGTATATAATTAAACTTTTGCCAGATCCGGTAGGAGAAATGATAACGCATCGCTGATTGTTGATAGCGTGCATAACTGCTTGAGATTGGTGAGGATGCATCTGAACTGATTGCTTCTTTACCGAAACATTCAGCGTCTTGTAAAACTCCTGCAGTTTCTCCTCCGTGATGCATAACGGATTCCTGCTCTCTTTAATATTTATAGAGTATTTTCTATCTTCTGCAAACTTATTCAGATAAGTTTTAAGACCCCGTGGAAGAGTTGATGAAATAATATCAAAGAGACGAATTTTACCGTCCCATATTCGTGCCTTAAACATAGGCATGAATTTAGCCCCGGGAACTAAAAATGAAAAATAGTCCCGAAGTTCTTGCTTTATTCCTTTTTCTGCTTTGATGTAGTAACGGACTTCATCAACAGATTCAACTTCAATATCCACATAATATTTATATTAAGAATTTAGTACTTCTGTCCAGTTTACACCTGGAGGTGGCATGACAGTGTGACAAGAATAACTTGGCATGGGACTAAATAACTTTCGCCCTTTTTCTAGTAGTTCTATAAACATCTTATAATCATGTGGTCTATCCGAACCATATTGTTCAGTATATTTTTTTAAAATATCAACGTCTTCTTTTAAAGTTTTTGCAGTGCAAGCAAAAGTCATGCATGTACTTGGAGTAGTTTTCCACCAACCTGACTGTAAACAGTATACAAAAGATTTAAAATCTCTTTGTTCTTTTAATTCTGATAAACAAATATATTTTTTGAATATTGGATCCCAATAAAAAGGATAATATTTATCTGGATGATCATAAAGAGTAACATAATCTTTTTCAGAAAGAACTGAGAATATTTCTAATAATGCTTCTTTTGATTGTTTTCTATGCAAATAATCATTTTCCACAAAATAAACAATACATTCATCATTTTCTTTCAATGCTTCTTGCATGGTTTTATAAAATCCCAAAGCATTTCCATAATTTGTTACTTGATATAAAAAATTATTATTTGTACAAATTTCTATTGCTTCTGTTATTGTATTAATTTCACAACTATCAATAAATACAACTATTTCTTCTGATGATGGTTTAAAATTTTTAATAAAATTATTAAAACACATCTTCCAAGTAATATTTGGAGCCATTCTGGCTTTGTCTGACAATCTGTAAAAACATTTTATTTTAAATTTCATTATATAATTCCTTGGCTCATCTTGAACCATTCGATAGCAGACTTAATTACAAAGTTTCTATTGTTTAGAGCCTTTATAAATTCTTCCACCATTTTTACTTTAGTTTCGTTCAACAAAATCTTAGATTTAAGTTCAATGATCTTTGGATCACCTTCTATAAACCGATCTACATCGGTCTTAAGAAGCGTCAAATCAGAAGGCTCTTCTCCCCAAGCATCCAGTTCCTCTTTGCTAGCCTTGCCCGTATAGATCTTCCAGAGCCTTAACTTGAGGATGGCATAGTCATTCATCTGCTTGCCTAGAGTAAGTTTTATATCTGCAAGTATATTCAAATATTTACCATGCAATTGAGGGGTCCTAGTGGCTTCTTTACCTAGTTCAGTATCATCCACTAGAGAATCTTTAGTTATATTGTTCTTGAGGTCTTCTAGATTCATGGTTTCATTATGATCTGGGACCATAAAAAGTCAACTAAATACTTGACATATCAGTTGTATAATTTATACTTGTTGCGAGGTTTTAATGAAGATTGACTTAAGAGAAATACCAGTTGTCTGGATTAATTTAGATTCCGCAAAACAAAATGCAGAAAAAATGAATCAAAGATTTCAGAAGTATGGTTTTAAACATACTTTTAGAAAATCTGGATTGATCATACCACCTCCCGAGGGAACTGACATATCAATTGCTCATTTTAAAGGGTGTGGTCAGTCTCATATTGATATCTTGGACAATAAAGAATACTTGACTCCTCTTCTTGTTTTAGAGGATGATATAGAGTTTACAGATAATTTTAATCCCGTCATTGATATACCAGATGACTCCGATGGAGTTTATCTGGGAATTTCACATGGTAATATGTATTATCAGACATGTCGTCATGATAAAAATTATTTAAGAATTTCTGGTATACTTGCAGCACATGCAATTTTATATGTAACCCCTGCATTCAGACAAGCAATGTCTAATGTTGGAAAGCATTGTTTGAATGAGTTGAACAGACCATGGGATATGGGAACCGCAGCCATCCAACATCATTTTAAAGTTTATACTCCAAACGAACCTGTTATATACCAATCAAATGACAGTGAAAGTGCCAACAAATGGCAAAATCTTACTGACACAGCACTAGAGGACAGAAAGGTCTTATTTCAAT